AGAAGAAAACCAAGAAGACAACAAAGAAACTGCCGAAGAAGAAAGCACAGAAAAAGTCAGTGCAAGCGAAGAAACCTCAGACGAAGACCTTGAGGGTTACAGCGACAAAGTCAAAAAGCGAATTGAAAAGCTCACCTACAAAATGCGGGAGGCTGAGCGTCGTGAAAAAGCAGCTACTGAATATGCTCAATCTGTTCAAAAACAAAATGAAGAGCTTCAGAAACGCAGTTCTCAAATTGATGAATCGTACATAAATGAGTACGATCAAAGGGTAACATCACAAGAGGATGTGTTAAAAAAGCAGCTAAGTGATGCTATCAATGTCGGTGATGTTGATGCACAAATAGAAGCACAAAAATCAA